ATGGACATGAACTAATGCTATGTCCAAAATATAGTCCTAATCATAACCCAATTGAAAATCTATTTTCTTCTATAAAAGAAAATTTTAAAAAAAATGTTAAAAAAAATAAAGAAAAAAATGAAAATGGAAGACGTAATAAAAATTATATAATTAATATGATTGTTTTATCTATAAATGACATAGTAAATAATAAATATAATTTTTTATCTATATTCAAAAGAGCATTTAATTATGACTATAAAGATATTGTTAAAGAACTTAGAGATAGGCTAATATTTCAAAATATTTCAAAATATTTGTTATGATGATTGATAATTTTATGATAAAATATTAATGTATACTTAAAGAAATATTAAATTATGAAATAACTCTATATCTTTTTTAAAATTTCTTTAAATACTATTTATTCTTTAAGTCAAAATATTAAATTTATTTATTAAAAAGATAAATTTATTAATTGTCTTTAAATTGATTTTTTATTAAATTATAAATTATAAAATATTTTATAATTTATAATTTAATAAAAAGGTGTCCAAAAATCCTAAATTCGGGTGTATTAAATTATAAAATAATTTATAATTTAATTTTTTAATAAAAAGGTGTCCAAAATTAGGGTGTAAATTAATTTTATAAAATTAGATTAAAAAATATTTTAAATGTATTTCTAAATATTAGATGTTTGATAATAAAATAAAAGAAAATTATCTATAAATATATATGATTATTTAAAAAGAATAGTATTATTGGACAATAAAGAATAAACTTTTGTAACAAGTAATTTATAATTCTACTAAATTTATTTTTATAAATTTATTTTTATAAAAATAAATTTAGTAGAATTTTATTTTGCAATGACTATAAAAATAAAATAATATTTATTTTTATAAATTATATTACACAATTATTTATTATATAATTATTTATTATATAATTATTTATTATATAATTAGGTAGTAAAAAGTGAGATTTTTAAATCATTTTTGCAGTCATTTTTTTTACACATATGAATACCATACTAGAAACTTATCATAATAAATTTTTATTCATATTTCTTTTGTAAAATACGAATAAATGTTATTAAAATTCTAACATTGAAATCCATTGAGTAAATCTTTACTTAGCTTAAGTATGATAATGAATGATTTCTTTCCAGTATTTTTCAATATTGCTTTCTTTTGAAAATTTTCTATAAAAATATGAATGACATTTTTTTATTTTATCTAAATCTTCTTCTACATTTATTATAGTTTTTGGATTTTTAGATATATCATCGCGTAATTTTTTAAGTTCCAGTATTTCTTTATTATTATTTTTACCTTTTTTTTCTTGTTCTTCATATAATAATTTTATTTTTAAATTATATTCATCTCTTATCTTTTTAGTATAATCCCAATCATCAAATGTAACATCAAAATCTCTTATATTATGTAATGGATATAAAACAGATAAGAAAAATTCATCTCCTACTTGCATATTATGAAAAAAATTCATAATTCCTTCTGTATCCATTTTAATAATTGTTCAACATGTTCTCTATTTAACATAAATCTTGCATAATGTTTGATAAAATTTTTTGGTTTAGGTTTTGTTTTTTGTGGTTCAATACGTGCTCCATAATTATATGGTTTAATTTTCATTAATTTAATGATAGACTTATTATCATTTGTTGCATCGTTATAAAATTGATCAAATGTTTTTATTGGAATATCTGATTCAGATATTGTTATAAATTTATAATTATCTTTATCTTTATATGCTTCACGTAACAATGCTATATATGCACGTGTAATATATCCCCATGCAGTTTCTTGAAGATCTTTTATAACATTTTTTTTTTTCCATATTAATTTATCTGGATATTTTGGATGAATATATAGTGAATATTTATCTTTTTTACCTCGTAAATAACTATCCCATATTTTAGTAAAATGTGGATTATCAATTATTAAAAATAAAAATGCGATTTTCTTCATTTTATTATCACTTTAGATAAAAATATTTTAGAATTTAATCAATTGGACGAAATACTTTATATAATGAAGCTGTTTCATATGTGTTATAAAAACAAACACCCGATATTTATAAAAATTTAAAATATATAAAACTTATTATATTTATAATAAATATAATATAAATGCATAATACAATTGTAAAACAAGAAATGATTGAAGAACAAAAATCTATAATTGAGAAGTTAAAATTTGAATTTAACAAAATAGAATCACAACGTGTTGAACACCTAAATCAATTGAAGCTTTATCAAAAAAATGTGCGAATATATGAAAATATGAAAAAAGATATTGAAAAAGAAATACAAAAAATGGAACTAAATTTGTTAACAACAAATATGTTTACAGACTTTGATAATCTAGAAAATTTTGATTTATTGTCATTAGAAGAACAAAATGTTATTGCAAAAGGTATTGATAAAACTGATTATACAAATTATGGTCATCCATTGTTATTTGATTTAAAAAAAACAGTTCTAGAAATAATTGAGCTAAAAAAAGCATATCCTAATTGGACATTGATAAATTTGCAAAAAACCGGTCAATATGATATTATGCCACCTTTAAATTTTTATAAATTCATATTTAAAACACCATTGAACCATTGGTTCACATATGGAGGAATACATGTTTCTTAAATATTTTATACTTTTTTACTTTTCAAATGACGATGTTATAAAATAATGGTCTCTATCACAAATAGTATTATAATATTTAATTTTATAATCAGGTAAGCATATTTTACTACATAATCTAGGTCCATAATAATAGAATAATTTAGGTTTTCTATTATTATTTATACAATCTTTACACTCGTTATCATATATATTATTTATATTATATATAATAGTATTTGTTATATAATCTGATTGAATACCATATGCATATAATCGTAATAAAGACATTATTTAATTATTATCAAAAAATCTTTAAATATAATTTATTTTACATATACTAATTCAATAACTAATATTACACCTGAAATTGTTTTAAAATTCTCACTTTTTTAAAAATAAAAAGTATAATATTAATAAACTTTTAAGGTATATTATATTTTTACAATATTATTGATAAAATATATATTTGTTAAAGTATTATAAATATTATTTTATAAAAAATAAAATAATATTTATTTTTATCATATATTTTTATTAGAAAATTTATAAAATTTTAATTATTATTTTTTATTACACAATTATTATATAATTATTATATAATTAGGTAATAAAAAAGTGAGAATTTTAAAATCATTTCAGGTGTAATATATTTATTAAATATAAAAATATTTATTAAATATATTATCTTATTTTATTATGTTATTGTATTTTATAACAATATAATTTATAAACAAATAATATTTTATTATTAATAAAATATTATTAAGTTTCTAGTATTCTGTAAAAAAGGTGTAAATTTTATATATAGTCATCATATTTTATAATTCTAGCAAATTTTTATAATTATTTTTAAAAATAATTATAAAATTAAATAATATGCATACAAAAAATAATAGATATATTTTTATAAAAATATATCTAGTAGAATTCTAAATTGCGATGACTATATAACCTGTTTTATTCTTTTAAGTAATAAATTTTTTTATGATTTTTTATTTATATTTAAATAAGTTAAATCAATGGTAGAAACTTTAATATAATAAATTAACAAGATAAATTTTTAAATTTAATTTAAAAATTTAATTTTTAAATTAAATTTTTAATTGTATTTTTACAATAGAACTAAATAATACTAAACTTTTAAATAAAATTTTTTTTATTTTTAATTAATTTATTATTTTATTGTATTATATAACAATATAATTTATAAAAAATAATATAATTTATAAAAAATAATATTTTATTAATAATATTTTATTAATAATAAAAAAATATTATTAATAAAATATTATTAAGTTTCTAGCATTGTAAGTTAAATATTAAATTAATTACCAGTCTTTGGATTGAATAATACTTAAAGATTTTATATATATATAAATAGATGAATAAAAACGTTATTATAAAAACATATATATTAAATGATAATAATGAACAAATAGAAGATAATGAATATATTTTTAATTTAAATGATAAGATTATTGATATTAAAAATAAAATTTTAAAAAATACTTTTAAAAATAAGTATAATGATTTAGTAATCACAAATATTACTGAAAAAGTATATAAAGATTATGGAAAACTCTTTTTTGATAAAGGTTTAATACCATCTACAATAGACAATTATACATTATCACAATTTACAAATGAAAATAGAATTTTTTCATTTTTGGTGAAAGGAAATAATATTAAAAAAATTATTCATAAAAACAATGAAAAAGATAGTTTTATAAAAAAAATAATAAAAGAAGATAGGCAAAAAAGTGAATTTAAATTATATGATGATGATTTTCCACCTCTTCCGTCTATTAAAAAATAATATTAAAGAATATTTTATATATAATATATAAATGAAATTTATATCAAGTATAATAATATTTCTTTTAAAAATATATAATAAAAAAATAAATACAGAAGTTTATTTAAATAGAAATGATATTATTAAGAATAATAATAGTGTACATAATTTATTTAATAATCCAGATAGTTTAAATAAAAATTATTATTATGATATTAAGAAACATAATTTTAAAAAAATAAATTTATATGATGGATTTGATATGAGAAAAAATATTAGTATATATGATAATGATTATATATCAGTATATAATATTAGTACATTTTTTTATAAAAAAAAAATATTAGATATATTAAATAATAAAAATATTAATATATATGATAAACTATCTTATATTAAAGATTATAAGAAAATATTTGAAGATGATCAATATAATATTAAAGATTTAATGAAAGATTGGTAAAAAATTATTTTTTATGTTTTTTATGATTTGTTTTTTTAGTATGGCTTCCATGTTTATGTGTATCATTATTTTTTTCAAAACATAATTTTATATAGTTTTTGTATTCTTCTTTTATCTTTAAAATTATATCATTTGGAATTTTAGTAACAAGATTTAATTTTAATATTTTTTGATTTTTATATGTAGTAAATAGTTCATTATATAATACTACTTTTGTTCTATTTTTAATAGTTAAAGTTGTATTTTGATCAAATTTAGCTAACATTTTAACGGTTGGAAAACATGTTTTATAAATATTTTTTTTAGGATCTGTTAATACAGCTAAATTACATATATTTCCAATAACAAGTGATGTTAAAATATTTTTTTCTTTTGATTGATGATTATTTTTTGCATTTGGAAATAAATTTATTTCATATGGTTTTGTTGTATAACCACCACTTTGAGGATTTTTAGCGTTTATTTCATCAAAATCTAACAAATTATGATAATCAACATCTTTGTAATTTTCTATAATATCTGAATCCGGATCAATAATATTATATTTCTTCATTTGAATTTCTTTATTAATAGCAGAAATATTTTCTTTTCCTCCATCATTTTTATAAATATTATAATATTTTTTTCTTAAATGTGCAGGCCGAATAATTTTCATTAATATATCATTTATTTTACGTGATTTTTCTCCTATTAAATCCCAACTTTTATCTTTATTTTTAGATACAAATGTTCTTGAAGAAATACCATTTTGTCGACACCAATATTTCGCGTCATGTGTAACATCTGATTTCATATATTCTTTTAATTCATTATATATATTTAATAATGTAAAATAATCTCCATATGAACTATGAAAACGTTTTTGATTTTTTACATATTCGTCTTTTTCTTTTTTCATCTCTTTTTCAGACATTTTTTTATCTCGTGGACGATATTTATCAAATATATTATCAATACGTCCGTCAATTTGAATAGATATTAATATAATATTTATAACTTCATATTTACAATAATAATAATAACTTGCTAAAATAGATTTTGCAAAATTTGTTTCAATTGCTCTAAACTCAGATATTGCTTTTCCTAATTCTGTTACTATTCCATCATCAGAAATATTATTTATTGCACCAAGTACTAATAATTTATTTAATGAACTCATTATAAAATCATTGCTAGGAGGTGAAATTAAATTTTGTAAAAAATTACGAACATCGGCTATATTTTTAATGTAATTTAAGGATAAAATATCTAAAATATCGGATGTAAGATCTGTTTTTTGAATATCAGGTGTTGGGAAATCATGAAATTTATTAAATTCATCTTCTGTATATAAACGATAACAAACTCCTGGTTGTGTTCTACCCGCTCTTCCTTTTCTTTGATTTGCAGCTGCTTTTGAAATTTTTTCTTCTATTAAACTACTTGCATTTTCTTTTGGAAAAAATGATGATTCATATGAATATCCATTATCAATAACATATATAATACCATCAACTGTTAAAGAAGATTCTGCAACATTTGTCGCCATAACTATTTTTCTATTATATGGATTATTTGGATCCATCTCTGGATGCGTTTTATATTTAAACTCATCTCTTGCATATTCTTTATCTTTTGAACTTGTTTTTGCTTCTAATACTGTACAAAATGGATTGATACCAGATAATTCTTTCGTATTTTTATATATTTCATCTTTAATTTGATTTCCATCCCCGCCTGATTTTATAAATACTAAAATATCACCTTTTTCTGTTGTTTTTAATATATTCATTATTTTATTTACTGCTTCTATTTTCCAATCTTTTAATGGTTTTTTCTCATAATATATTTTTACATCAAAAGATGAACCTAAAATTTCAATTTCATTATATGAAAAATTTGATTTTACTGTAAAATATTCTTTAAAAATAGTTAACTCAATTGTTGCACTCATTAATATTATTCTAAAATCAGGACGTTTTATTAAAACCTCTTTAATTAATAATAATAATTGATCCGTTTGTACAGAACGTTCATGTAGTTCATCAATAATCACACAATCATATTCCGATAAATATGGATCACTTCCAGTTATTTTAGACTTTAAACTTCCAGGAGTTGTAAATGTTAATTTTGTTTTACTAGATGTTTTATTGGTACCCATATAAAAATATCCAACTTCTTCTCCTAAATTTACATCCAGACATTTTGCTGAATAAGATGCTTGATCTTCTGCTATTAGTTGTTTTGGAACAGTACATATTACTTTTTTTTTAAAATTGAATGCTTGAAGTGCTATTTTAGGTACAATAACTGTTTTACCAATACCTGTACCTGCTTTTATGATTGTTATTTGATTTTTATAAACAGACTCTAAAATTGGAGTTACAAATTCATAAACTATTAATTGAGTCCAATTATATGCTAAATTTCTATATGTCATCGGTACTGACACACCTTTTAAAGGACCATCTTTATATTCCATCATTTTATCACTATATAAATTTTGATAAGGAGAATCTGTTAATGGATTTAAATTTTCACCGTATGGATCAAATAATCCAATAGGTTTTTTAAAAGCATCTTTTTGATCATTATTTAAATAATTTTTTTTGAACTTATATTTCTTAGCTACTTTTATATATTTATGAATTAAACTATTTATATTATTCATTTATATATACTGATATTATTTAATTATTAAAATTAATAATTAAATTGATTTTATAAATATATACAATATGTACATTACATATATACACGCTATATATACACGCTATATATACACGCTATATATACACGCTATATATACACGCTATATATACACGCTATGAACAACAAGATATGTACTGGACTATAAGTATACAGTAGAAATAATATATACATGACCTGCTTATTTAATTAAAAATATCTACCTCTATATGTGTCAATATATCACTAAGAGGCACAGGTGCGCCACTTTTGGGCCTTCCTTTTATATGTTCTTCAGAAGATCCAAAACGTTCCACCCTGTTTTGTGGAGTGAAACGCTCCTCTGGCATTCAATAAAAGGTGAATAAGTATTGTCGACGGGTTTCGACTTTATATTTAGTTAGCGTCCGTACATGTTTTTTCTTAATAGAAGAAGTATAAATACACTTAACAAGTGTACAAACATTCTTCTATGTATATTGAATATATAGTAAACTATTTTTATATGATTTTTACTGTCAATTTTTTTTTTTAATTTATAATCTTTTTATAAGAATATGTATCCATCTAAATATAATATTCAACTAAACTCACCTCAATTAGCTTATAATATAAATATGAAAAAATATTATTTAAGTATTATTAAAAAAAACAAAATAATAGATAATAATTATAATAATAATTATAATAATAATTATTTTAGAACAAGCTATAGTAGAATATATGTACCATCTAAATCAATAACATATCCATAGAAAATATATTTTATAAAAAATTATTTTTATCTAAGTTTAATATATGATAGATATAAATATAAAATATATTTATTTATTTTTTTTAGTAATAATATATTTTGTATATGGGTTACTATTATCAGAAATTATAGACTATATTTTTCCAGATTGTGATGAATCTATTGATAATTATCGAATTGTAATTGAAATAATTGGAGAAATGGGTATTGCATATATTATTTATTTTTCTTTACAAAGATATTCTGAAATATTTATAAATATATTATATAAAAAAATAGGTGTAAACCCTCCATTTTATCTGAATAATGTATTATTAATTGCATTTTCTACAGGTATATTTAAACATTTACAAAAATCATCTTTGAAAATAAAATATTTTAAAGAAAAATATATTAAAATTGATACAAGTTATGTAGGTATTATAAATTTATTTAGACAATTTCCGCATAATAGTATTACTTAAAATATATTTTAAATAAAATGCTTATAATTAAATTATTTTTATTATAAAGTGTAAATTTTTTGTGATTCTAATCAATTCCACGACCACTTATTAATGGACCACTATCTCTCAAATGCCTAGACTGAGAAGTATTAATAGAATACTTATTATCAGAAAAAAGCGATTTTGGTGTTACACCACCAATATAAGAATAATCGGTAACAACTTTTTCTTTTATCGGTGCAGGAGGGGCGCTAGCTGTATATACTATAACTTCAGATTCTGGTTTTTTTGGCGTCCCGAACATTTTTAATTCAATAATAATACAAAATTTTTATATATTATAAGTTTTTAAAATATTAATAATTTTACTATCAATTTTTTTTATTTATTTTTTTAACAATAATTTTTACATTTTTTTTAATATTTTTTTTTATATTATTTAAATCAATATTATTAGAATCAATCTCCATATTTAATTCTCTTTTAATTTCATTAATTGTAAAGGTCATTCTATATCGTGTATCCAATGCATATATAATTGTATTAATAAATTTAGGTATATCTGTATTATATTCAATACAAATTTCTTTATTTTTTTCATTTAATATTCCTCCTTTTTCTATTAATTCATTTATTTCATCTTCTGACTTATCTATGATAGATACATATTGATATGATTTTTCATGAACAGGAGGTATAATTACATTATACGCATATCTTTTTCTTAAAGCAATAAGATCGGCAACAGATCTTGGACGACATCTATGTAAACGTCTTACAACATCACATTCTAATGAAATTATTTTTACACCTAGAAAATAGAAATGATATTTCGGATTACCTAATATTTCTTCAAAATATTTAGCACCACATTTTTGCGCCCATATATCTAACCAGCTATCCCAATGTCTCGGCCATTTTTCAGTATTTTTAATACTATAATCAATATAATTAAAAATACTATTTGTTTTAAATTCATTCACTTTTTCTTGTAATTCTATGGATATATTATGAATATATAGATCTAAATCATTAATTGAACGATGACCTAATAAATATAATATGACAGAACTATATAATAAAAATGAAGATTGTTCATTCATATCAATATTATTATTTAACCAATTTCTATATTTTAAAAACATTTTTTTAGATGGTTCCATATCTTTTGTTAAAAAATAATCAAAATTCTGTTTTTCTAAAAAAGATATTGTACTTTGTGAAAAAAATAATGATGCGGTATGCCATATTTCTTCTTTTGTATTTGGAATATATATAAAATAATCGTCATCTATCACATCATTCGTTGGATATTTTTTTTTTAAATTTTTTTTACATAAAATTAAAACAGTTACATTCATAGATTTATCTTCATAATTATGTAAATATTTATATTTTTCTTCAATATAATTATATAAATCACTTTTTGTTTTAAAAATCATTCTTGGAAATAACAATTGATACATTATTTTATATAATGAAGATGTTTTTAAAGATATATATTTTATACCATATATACAGTAATCTTTTAGATATATATCAAGATAATATTTATATGTTTCTTCTTTATTTTTACCAAAAAATACAAATGAATTTAGATTGTCATAATATTTTAATGCATTTAATATAAAATCATCGATATCATCATCAAATATATGAATTAATTTTTTATTCATAATTATTTGATTTAATTTATTTTTCATAGATATATTTTTGTAATTTAATTTTTTCCATGTTTCTTCAACAGGTTTAATAATATCTTCAAATTTTTTAAGAATCATCTCTTTTAATATTTTTTATTATAAATCTATTTCTTTTAAAATTAGAATCATTTTTTTTTATTTTTATAATAGTAGAAATGCTATTTTAATGACATTAAATATTATATGAAATTATTTTATGAAATAATTTATTTACTTCTTTTATATCTAAATTTGAAATAATTAAATCTAATACCTCTTTATATCGAAAATTTATATTATATTTATTATATTTAATATATTTAATATTATATAAATTATATAATCCAATTAAAATATTGTTATTTGATAATATATTATTTTTAAATAAATATTTTTCAAATAGTATTAATTCAAATATATTTTTTGGAAGATTATTATTATGTAATACTTTACACCCGAATTTAGGATTTTTGGACACCTTTTTATTAAATTATAAATTATAAAATATTTTATAATTTAATAATAAATCAATTTAAAGACAAGTAATAAATTTATATTTTTAATAAATAAATTTAAT